ATCCTATGATAGAAAAAGTTCAATCTATCACTACAATCGGCGCACAAACACTTGTCCTTGATAGGAGTGATGTTAAGAAATTAGAAGGAAAGAGAGTAGGTATTATTGATGATGTAGTATCTACAGGGGGCTCTTTGATAGGACTTCAGACAATGTTAGAAAAAATTGATTGTTCTATTGTATGTAAAGCAGCTGTTTTATTGGAAGAGGCTGGATATGCCAAAGGTGATATACTTTATTTAGAAAAACTCCCAATTTTTAAACCAGATGATTCCGATAATTGATTTGAAAAGTGATACTTGCGAAGCGCAGATGTATGACGCTTATACAACTGTGGGATTCGCAGTATTCACTAATGTTTATGATGAGTGGCTATCAGAATTTCAAGACTGGAAGCAACTCATGGACGAGTTCTTCCAACTACCATTAGATGTGAAAAAGAAATATGTATATAATGGAGTAAAGGGTTCCTCAACATGTCGTGCCGGCTGGGGCGAGATGGGTTATATTCAGAGTCGAGATGGTGATTCGAAAGAATCATATAATTGGATTGAACCAGCAAGAATGCAAGAACAATATTGGCCTACAGAAATTCCAGAGTTTAAACCATTAGCTCAATCTATCCTTCAGATCTCTCAACGTCTTTCTTATCAATTTTTCAATAAGTTTGAAAGTATGTTCAAACATAAAAAAGGATATTTAATAGATAAGCATACGAATGGTTATGTTAATATGAGAATGCTTCATTATCCAGCGCACAAGAAGCAAGAGGATCACGAGTTCGGAGGAGAACATACTGATTATGGTTCTATCACTTTACTCTTTCGTTTCGATGATGTTGGAGGTTTACAAGTACAGGATAGAAAAACAGATGAATGGATTGATGCTCCTGTAGTGAAAAATTCAATAGTATTAAACATTGGAGATATGTTTCAAAGATGGTCTAATGATACGTTAAAATCAACTAATCATAGAGTTGTTAATACAGTTCATACAAACTCTAGATATTCAATGCCGTATTTTGTAGATCCCGGTAGAGATGTATTAATTAAGAATTTCACAGATGAACCAGATAAACATTTACCAATTTCTACCGATGAATATTTTAAACAGACACTAGCTCTACACAATGTTGAACAGAGTTGGGAACAACAGATTAATTAAAAAGGAAAATATGTTACCAGTATTATTATTTAATGTGATTTCAGGACTTGTTATGGACAAAGCTCAAGACCTTGCGAAAGAACACGTGGAAGCAATGATTGATAGTATCATTCCAGATGATGCAAAAGAAGAGTTAGATGATCTCGTTAAATCAGATCCTACTCACATGTTTGAAACAGCAAAAGATGCTTTAGTAGGTGCAGTCGAAGGAAAGCTTCCTATACCATTAAAAGATGGAACTATTAAACCTATAGAACTTATTATTAAAGTGAAATTCGATCCTACCACTATGGATTTAGATATCGAAAAAGCTTGACATTTGTTTTAACCTGTGGTATAATATATAATGATTAAAGTGAAAGGATTAAATGAGTTATTTTGATGAAATGTTGAAAGTAGCGAACAACACTTATGGTTCAAAAGTGAGTGATGGTGTTGAAGCTGGAGATGTCGAAAGTTATATCGACACAGGATCATACATATTAAATGGATTATTATCTGGGAGTATCTATGGAGGATTACCTTCTAATAAAATCACTGCGTTCGCTGGTGAAAGTTCTACAGGAAAAACTTTCTTTGTCTTGGGTTGTGTCAGACAGTTTCTTGCAGATAATCCTAGCGGCGGTGTTATTTACTTTGAGTCTGAATCCGCTTTAACAAAACAGATGATAGAATCAAGAGGAATTGATTCTAACCGAATGATTATCCTGCCCGTTGCAACAGTTCAAGAATTTAGAACACAAGCAACAAAAATTTTAGAAAAACATTTAGAAGAATCTGAAAAAGATCGACCACCAATGATGTTATGTTTAGATTCATTAGGTAATCTTTCTACCTCTAAAGAGATGGAAGATGTTAGCGATGGTAAAGAGACCAGAGATATGACCAGAGCTCAAATGGTTAAAGGAACATTTAGAGTTCTTACTTTGTTAGGAGGTAAAGCAAAGGTTCCTCTTGTTGTTACTAATCACACATATGATCAAATAGGGACACTGTTTCCTCAAAAGATTATGGGTGGTGGAACCGGTCTCCATTATGCCGCATCTAGCATAGTATTCCTGTCTAAGAAGAAAGAAAAGGATGGGACTGAGGTAATTGGTAATATAGTCCATTGTAGAAATTTTAAATCTCGGCTCACTAAAGAGAATAAGATGATTGATGTTCTTCTTACTTATAAAGAAGGATTAAATCGTTATTATGGTTTAGCAGAATTAGCTGAGAAGTATGGAATCTTTAAAAAGGTTTCTACTAGATTAGAAATGCCAGATGGTGAAAAAGTTTTCTTGAAATCAATTCTAAAAAATCCTACTAAGTATTTTACCAAAGAGATTTTAGATAAAATAGATGCAGTAGCCCATAAAGAATTTCTTTATGGTGAAGTCGGTCTTGAAGAAGAAGCAGCAGAGGAAGAGGATGTCGAACGAACTGACTAAAGAAGATTATGTTAGGATTAATACTTATTATAGATTAGTCCCTCATCCAGAATATCCTGATGATATTGCTAATCAATGCATAGAGATGACAACCGGACCTTTTAAAGGTGTCATTTATAAGTATGGTAAATTTCAAGTAGCCCCGCCAGATGCAGAAGATGAAAGTACTGCAAAGTATGAATATGATGTAATACTAGTTCCACCTGAATTAGAAGGAGTTGAACACTCTGATGAAGAAGGTGAAGAATTTGAATTTATGATTGGTGAAATATTAGTGAAATTATTATGGGACAGATATTTAGAACAAGACAACGCAGAAATGACAAACCCAATAACCTTTGTGGAGGACGATGAATCAACGGATAGAGCACCTAATACTATCTCATTTGATACACAATGAACCTTTTTCCCGAAAGGTTTCCCCTTATATAAGGCAAGAATATTTTGATGATAATTCAGAAAAACTTATCTTCAAACAAGTACAAGACTATATTGTTAAACATAATAGTCTACCTACAAAGCAAAGTCTTCTAATTGATTTAGATCAACAAGAAGGTTTGCATGAGAATGAATATCAAAAAGCTACAGAAATAATTAATACCTTAGATAAACCTGAGGATAAAGATGTAACTGCTTGGCTTATTGAACAATCAGAAACCTTCTGCCAAGATAAGGCAATTTATAATGCGGTTGTTGATGCAATTGCTATTTTAGAAGGTAACGAAAATAAATCAAATTTACAAAAAGGTGCTATTCCATCTTTATTGTCAGATGCGTTAGCAGTATCATTTGATCCCCATGTAGGTCATGATTTTATTGAAGATGCAAATGAAAGATTTGATTTTTATCATAGAATCGAAGAGAAGATTGAATTCGATCTTGAAATGTTTAATAAGATCACTAAAGGAGGGTTACCTAACAAAACCCTTAATATATGTCTTGCTGGAACTGGTGTCGGTAAGTCTCTTTTTATGTGCCATCATGCTGCTAGTTGTTTATCCATAAACAAGAATGTTCTTTATATTACTTTGGAAATGGCTGAAGAAAGGATCGCTGAAAGAATAGATGCAAATCTTTTAGATATACCTATTAGTCAATTAGAAGAACTTTCAAGGGATATGTATCAAAAGAAAATTGATAAGATAAATGCAAAGACTAAGGGTAAAATTATTATTAAGGAATACCCCACTGCTGCAGCAAGTGCAATGCATTTTAAAAATCTTTTATCAGAATTAAAGTTGAAACGTAATTTTACTCCTGATATAATATTCATAGATTATTTGAATATATGTTCAAGTGCAAGAATCAGAACAGGAGCAAACGTAAATTCGTATACTTATATTAAATCAATTGCTGAAGAGTTAAGAGGATTAGCGGTAGAATTTAATGTTCCCATTGTATCCGCGACGCAGACCACAAGATCAGGTTTTACAAGTACAGATATTGGATTAGAAGATACTTCTGAAAGTTTTGGTTTACCAGCAACTGCTGATTTTATGTTTGCTATAATATCCTCTGATGAAATGGAAGAATTAAATCAATTACTTGTAAAACAATTAAAGAATAGATATAATGATCCCACATCTTATAAGAAGTTTATTATAGGTATAGACAGATCTAAGATGAGATTATATGACGTAGAACAAAAGGCCCAAGATGATATTGCAGATAGTGGGCAAGATGATGAACCATTATTTGATCAATCCACCGGCAATAGAATGCGCAATAAAGTAGACTTTGGTACTTTTCAATATGAATGATTTAGATTTTGTTAAAAATTCATTAGGATGTATAAACGAAGCCTTTAAAGAATTTAAGAGTTCTTATAATACATTGGAATTCGGCTTCCGGAAACCTATTTCTCATTGGCATGTCTGCGCCAACAGAATGGAAGAAATATTAGAAGAAGAATTAGATTTTTCTTGTTATGTTACTATACGAAAAGATAGAAGCCATGCTTTATATGAAATGACCTTTGATGGAGCCGCTAATGTTCCCGAAGAACATATTTCAGAATCTGAATTAGAAATAACAATTAATTTATCACCAGAATTTTATACGCAACAACTATCCATTCCGGAAGATGCTTGG